TAGCTGCGGTGATTGGCAATAATAAACAGGTGGCTTTGAAGTTCCTGGACTCGATGCGGGATATGGGTTTGATACGCAAGATTGACCCGGATTATGCTCGTAGTCCTTGGGTAAAAGTGGGGTAAATCTATCGGTACAAAAAACGGTACGCTTAAGAGTTGTACTCTTGTACCGATAGGATAAATCCCCCTTTGGAAACCCCCTATGGGCAATCAGTACCGCCCGCTTAGGCGGGCATACTGATGCCCATTACAGGGAGTGGGTCGAAACTTTGTACCGTCATAAATTAGTGTTTGACAATATCCACCGAGTGGGTATATAACGATGTGGCAATAGTGCCAACGACCGGGCGGTAGCCCAAGGAGTTTGACAATGGGATTCTTTGCACAGCACACAACCTTCAACGAGGGAAGTGGCAAGAAGTTTAGTACAGCTGAGGCGGGCATCTACGCCTGTGCATTGGTAGATGTTGAAGCCGTACAAAGCAAATCGTTTGATGATCCAAACGTGTTGGAGCCAAACCTGAAGTGGGTATTTGAAACCACCGAGGTAGGCGATGACGATGGACAACCCTTCCGGTTTGTCCAATACACGAAAACCAGTTATGGCAACGACAAAGCCAAGCTGACACTTTTGCTTGATGGCATGGTCGGGCGTATGACTCAGGATGCATACCGCAACCTTGACCTCCCAGCACTCAAAGCCAAGCCATGGCAGGTAGTGGTCGGTACACGCCAGAAAATGAACGGCGAGCTTACCAACGTAGTCGAGACCGTGAAGCCTGTCAAGGTTGCACCACCAAAGCCCCTCCGCAAAGCCGCACCAGTGGCTGATGACATCGAAGACCCGTTCGGCGAAGACTAGTGCAACAGCACTACCGCAACACAAGGATTCAAGCCCTCAGCGTCATCGATGACTGGGGGTTGGACTTTGCAACAGGGAACGTTATCAAGTACCTGCAACGTTGCCCACATAAAGGGACTGCTAACGCTGACAGCATCAAGGCACTCTGGTACATGGCATATGCCGTTACCAAAGACACGGCCTACGCTGATCGCATAGCCAGGGAAGCCGAGGAGATAAATAATGTGTGTTGATTTTTTTGATGTAACACTAGTCAATCATAATGATGAAGATGCAAAACTGTGGAGACTTGCTCAGTGGATGTGTTTATTTGCCCAACGAATAGATACTCCAATAGAGGTTATGAAAAGCATTCTTTGGAATGTAGAAGATCATAAAGGAATATTGATTGTTATTTTTCAAAACAAACCAGACGCAAAGTTGATGCAATCAGCAGAAGACGCATGGGAACAATGCGATGAATCTTCAACTCAATTTAAATATATAAAAACAAGATATGAAATCTTTCGTGTCGAGGATGAAGATGGCACTAGCATTTAGTATCGAAGAAAAGAAAGAACGCATCCGGCAAGCGATGGAGATATACGCCACCACCGGATCATGGTCTAAAGCCGACAACATCGTTAGAAGGCAAAGCGTTGAGAAGTGGGTACGGAATCCGGAGCTGCTGGCCTACGCCACAAGCCTTGGATACCAGCAGATGTGTACCGATGAGGTAGCAGGGTTTGCACCCGTAACAGCACATTACACCGCCCGTATGGCTTTCTCCGGTGCCTTGGTGCATATGAGGGATGGCAAGATTGTTTGCCGGGATGGCGCAAGAATCCACTATGCCGTACAGCACGGGCAGATGGTCATGTTCAAACTTGACGGTGCTGGCAACCGGCATCATGCCGGGCCTGCTTACTTCCGTGGTGCTGATGTCATGGCTAACGACTGGATGATAATAAGATGATACCTTTTGCTATTGGTGCTTTGGTGGGGGCTGGATGCGTGGTGGTATGGTCGGAGATGTATACACGCTGGCTGTATAAAGATGTGAAGCGTAGAGCCAAGCGGCAGGGCATCACCGACCAGCAGATGAAAGATGCCCTCATATGGGCAACGACCGAAGAAATCGAGGATAGGCTAGATGGCAGCACAACCCGGAGCAGGTAGACCAACTAAGTACAGCCCAGTGGTTGTACAGCGGATTACAGACGCTCTGCGAGGTGGTAACACCCGCAGGGCTTCCTGTGCTGCCGCTGGTATTGATCAGACTACACTTGCCAACTGGCTAAAGGAATATTCAGATTTTTCATACGCTGTAGAAAAAGCAGAGGGTGAAGCGGAGCTACGCAACCTTGCAGTCATCCAAGATGCAACAAAAACAACTTGGCAAGCGGCGGCGTGGTGGCTTGAACGGAAGCACAAGCAGGACTGGTCATCTAGGGTAGAGCAAACCGGCGCAGACGGTAGCCCGGTCAAAGTGATCGTGGAGTACGCGGATAAGCCCGGTGCATGAGCTGCACCACGGCAACTGTCTTGACATCCTGCGAACCATGCCGGATTGCTCGGTTGATGCTGTTGTAACCGATCCGCCGTACGGCCTATCCTTTATGGCCAAGCGTTGGGATTATGACGTTCCATCAACCGAGATATGGGCAGAATGCTTGCGTGTGCTGAAGCCAGGCAGTTACCTGCTGGCGTTTGCTGGTACTAGGACACAACACCGCATGGCGGTACGCATTGAAGATGCCGGGTTTGAGATTCGGGATATGCTAGCGTGGATGTACGGTTCCGGGTTCCCAAAGTCTCACAACTTAGACGGTGAACATCAGGGCTGGGGTACAGCACTTAAGCCAGCCATGGAGCCTATCACGATGGCACGTAAGCCCTTCAAAGCCACGGTAGCGCAGAACGTACAGGAGTGGGGTACAGGCGCTATCAACATAGACGGTTGTAGGATTGGTGAACGAGAATTACGAAGATTGAACAGAGCCGGGTCAATAGGTTACGGCGGAAGTGAACCACAAGGAATAGTTGACGATGGAGGTATAGGCCGGTGGCCTGCTAACGTGATGCACGATGGAAGCGCTGAGATTCTGCAAGGCATGGGCGAAGCGGCACGATTCTTCTACACGCCTAAAGCCTGTAAGGATGACCGGGACGATGGGTGCGAGAATCATAAACTTGTTCGCCGAACCGATGGACGTACTACAGAACATCACACTCCAAACCTAAGAACAACAGAACGCCGCAACTTCCACCCAACCGTAAAGCCTACCGACCTGATGCGCTACTTGTGCCGTATGGTTACACCTACCGGCGGTGTCGTGCTTGACCCCTTCACCGGATCAGGTAGCACCGGGCGGGGTGCAGTGCTTGAAGGATTCCGGTTCATCGGTTGCGAGATGGATGCAGACTACATCGAGATAGCGAAAGCCCGCATCCTTGCAGCTGAGAAAGCGTACCAGCCTTGCCTGATATTCGACTAGTCTTACCAAGGCCGCACGAAGCCCAGCAGGTCATTCTGCGAGAAGCCAAGCGGTACAACGTGCTTGCCTGTGGGAGACGCTTTGGTAAAACCACGCTGGGCGGTAACTTGCTCAGTGACCCGGTACTGCAAGACGGCTTGCCGTGCGCTTGGTTTGCCCCTACCTACAGGCTCCTAGAAGAGGCATACGCCGATCATAAGAGAATCTATGCTCCTGTTATCCGGCGAGCTGTGCAGACTCCTGCACCACGCATTGAACTCATAACCGGGGCAGCTATTGACTATTGGACGCTTGATGACCCTAGCACGGTTGCCCGTGGTCGTAAGTACAAGCGGGTCATCATCGATGAGGCAGCTATGGCTAGACACTTGGAACAAGCCTGGACGGAAGCCATCCGCCCAACGCTAACCGATTACAAGGGGGATGCTTTCTTTCTCAGTACGCCCAAGGGTAGCAACTACTTCCGAACCCTCTACAACCAAGCCGCTACCGATGCCGACTGGATGTCATGGCAGATGCCAACCACGGCTAACCCGTGGATCGATGCTGAGGAGGTAGGCAAGGCTGGTGAGTCCTTGCCGAGCATCGCTTTCCGCCAAGAGTACCTCGCGGAGTTCGTCGATGCTGCAGGAGCGAGAATCAAGCGCGAGTGGTTGCGCTACGGCGATTGCCCTGAAGGCTTGCCTACCTACATTGGGGTTGACCTTGCCATATCTACGAAGTCTGAAGCCGACTACACCGGCGTTGCTGTTGTATCCCGTGGTGACGATGGCACAATCTACGTTAGAGACATCAACCGCACTAGGGCTGACTTTGCTTCCGTGCTACGCTTCATCGAGATGATGGCTGAGAAGTGGCATCCAGTTATGATCGGCATCGAGCAAGTGCAATATCAAGCCGCTGTCGTGCAGGAGCTTCTACGGCGTACAAAACTACCGATTAGGGGGATACGCCCAGACAGGGACAAAGTGACCCGCTTTGCCCCTCTGGAAGCCCGGTACGAGCAATCACAGGTTATGCATTGCCAAGGGCTGCCGGCATACTTTGAAGATGAGCTGCTATCCTTCCCGGTTGGTCGGCATGATGACGTGGTAGATGCCCTGGCTTATGCTTGGCAGGTGTGCGGATCTAAGCGTTCTTGGGGAGCCGTGTAGTTTATATGTTGGCAATATACACAATAGGTGTATATACTCACGACATGAAAATCAATATGTTCAGACCACAACTTGGCGAGATGGCTGGTGGATTCTATGCTCGGATTATGACAAACGAGTTAGGCGTAGATGTAGAACAGCAATGTGCTATTCAAGGGCCGATCGTAAAAATCGATCACAATCATGTATGGGTTGAGGGATGGAATCGAACCGTACGCATTGCTACCGCAAAAGCCTACATGGTGAAAAAGAAAAGATAGGTTGCAGGAATCTATAAGGCCTCCCAACGGGGGCCTTTTCTTTTGTCTATACCCTTGCAGTATATACACTATAGATGTATATTGTTGACATCAAGCAGGGAGATAGAGTTATGAAACTGAAGACCGCAAACAAAGAGATTCGCCAAGTGTTGACTGAGGATGGCGTGGTTGTAGATGTAGCACCGGTTGATACTTGGCAGTGTGCCGGTGAATGGGCAGAGTCGCTCATCAAGATGAACGCAGACACTGAGACATCTTGGTACTACGAAGGCTCAAGCGAAGACGGCAACATCAAAACCTACATCGTAAGCGGAGACGCATACCGCTACGAGATGAAAACAATCTAAACCACTCAAGCCCTACAGCCCCCCGCAAGGGGGCTTTTTCTTTTTGTGGGATACTGAAGGCATGGGTATCTTTGACCGCTTCTTAGGCCGTAAAGCCGCCGCCAACCCGACACAAGCACTCCCGCTGCCGTTGTCTCAGTCTAGAGACATCTACCTCACTGGGTACGGCTCTGGTCAGCTGCAAACCTTGCTACGCCGGGCGCTCCCTGGTAGCACGAAAGACTGGGCTAGAGTTGCCGGTGACCTTGGCCTAAACGGCGTTGTCGCTAGTGCGATTGACTGGTACGTTCGGAACTACCCTCAAGCCACGCCGCGCTACTACCGACCGGTAGACAGCCAGCAGGCAGAGCCGGTAGAAGACCACCCGGTATTGCAGCTCATGGCGCAACCGGATCCGATGATAATGGGTAGCCTTTTCTGGGGCTGGTGCATCCAAGACTACAAACTCTTTGGCAACACGTACCTGAGAAAGATACGCTCTTCCACCCGTGGCACGGTGACCGCTTTGCAGTTCCTGCCGCAGGACATGGTTAGGCCGGTAGGTAACGGCGTAAACCCTTTGACCCACTACATCTACACCACGGACGGGCGCTCCTTTGACATCCCGGTAAGTGACATCATCCATATCCGGTACGGTAGAGACCCTAGCGATATCCGGATTGGCCGTGCGCCGCTAACCGCTGTTCTGCGGGAGATTGCAACCGATAACACGGCATCCACTACTGCATACGGACTGCTTGCAAACGGTGCTATGCCTAGTCTTATCGTCGGGCCTGATGCCAAAGAGACCAGCGTTGATATGAGCATGGACGATGCCCGGCAGGTCAAGCGGCAACTGCACGAAGACCTTACCGGGGACGGTTCAGGCGGCATCGTGGTAATGACCGGTGCCTACAAGATGGATAGGGTTAGCCTTACACCTTCCGAGCTTGCGCTTGACTCTGTACGGCGCGTACCGGAGGAGCGCATCTGTTCAGCCCTTGGCATCAACCCTATGGTCTTAGGGCTTGGAAGCGGCTTAGAGCGGTCTACATACAGTAATTATGAGCGCGCCCAGCAAGCGGCTTGGGAAGATGGCATGGTGCCGTTGCTCCGTACATTGGCGGATGCCATCACCGCTGATCTGCTGCCAGAATACCCTGAGACACAGCAGGGTGACTTTGTGATGTACGACCTTGAAACCGTCAGGGCGCTTGCTGATGACCTACAGGCTGAAGCCACACGGGCAGAGCGCCTGTATAAGGCCGGCATCATTGATAGGGCTGAAGCCAAGCGAATAGCAGGCCTTGAAGCCGTGCCGGAAGATGAAGGGCAGCTACACCCAACGGCAATCCCCGTACAAAGCACTGGCGGCTTTGATGGTGCCGCAGTGCGATCGTATGAGATGAAGTTCCGCCCAACCGAAGCAATGCGGACAGCGGCACAACGCGCACTTGATTGGAAGGCTGAAGGCTTTGACGGCGGCACGCGGGTAGGCCTTGCAAGGGCTAACCAGATCGTGAATGGAGAGCAACTTTCCGAAGACACGATACTGAGGATGTATTCTTTCTTTTCACGGCATGAAGTCGATAAGAAGGCCGAAGGGTTTAACAGCGGTGAAGATGGCTTTCCAAGTCCGGGGCGTGTAGCCTGGGACTTATGGGGCGGTGATGCCGGTTTCCGCTGGTCTACATCCAAGCGGGACGCAATGCAGCCAGACGGCAAGAGCCTTGACACCGACCACGTATGCACTCCGGGGGTAGTGTATAAGAGCCACCCTTTTTACGGGTACGAGCTGGAGACCAGCTCAAGCGAGTAGACACCGGGACAGCACGGATATATGCCGCTGGTCAGAAGTATCGGAATGACCTTTTAGAGCGTGAAGGCGTAGCCATCAGCCGTATGCAACGCGCATACAAGGCGGCCACCAAGGCGAGCATTGATGAGCTTGAAGCGCTGGAGGGACGGATCCAAGAGCGCATGGATAACGGGGAAGACCCTAGCGATACCATCCTTTATATGCGTCAGCGGATCATAGACAACATCGAGCAGCTCGGAAAGAACCTAAAGAAGTTCAGCGTTGAAGGGGCAGTGATTACAGCCGATGGACAGCTACAAAGTGCCATACTTGCTAATGAGGCAACGCCAGGCCTTGTGGAAGCGGCAGCGGGTCGCAAGCCCGCCGGGGTTACCCTTGGTACTAGCTGGACAAGTCTTCCAGACGAAGCCCTACAGGCGTTCGTCGGGATGGCTGGCGATGGTTCACCTTTGGCTTTCCTATTCGATGCCATCCCACAAGTAACCACCGATGCCATGCAGATGGCTTTGGTACAAGGCATCAGCCTCGGTGAAGGCCCAAGAACCGTAGCGCGGCGGGTACGCAAGGCGGCAGACATCGGTAGGCAACGAGCCGAGACGATAGCCCGTACCGAGATGATACGTGCAAGCCGGGAAGCCCAGCGGCAACTATACACGGAGAATGGCGCAGTGACTGGATACCGCCGTCAAGCTACGCAAGATGCGCGGGTATGCCTTGCTTGCTTGGCTCTCTCTGGAACCTTGCAGGCTACCGATACCATCATGCCAAGCCATCCTAACTGCCGGTGCGTGATGATACCAGAGACGCTTTCATGGGCAGAGATAACCGGTGATTCTTCCATACCGGATACACGCCCCAAGGTGGCAACCGGTGAAGAGATACTAAAGGGGCTAACCCCGCTTGAAGCTCAGCAGATACTCGGCACTGCCCGCTATAACCTTTACACCGAAGGGCTGCCGCTCAGTGACATGGCAACCGTGGTGCCTAACGCTGACTGGGGGCCTACCACTAGGGTGCTACCGCTGAGAGACCTAGAAGGATACCAACCGGATCTAACAACCTACCTATGAAAAATGCACTGTGGGATAGTGGGTGTATGGACTTGCTGACATCTACCGTAGACGGTATCAAGAGCGACCGGTTAGGCTACGTCAAGGGCTACCTGGTTCGCTTTGGCGATACCAAGACCGCCGACCTTGAAGGTGACTATTTCACGAAGTCAACCGACTACGGCTTTCCGGTATCGAAGGGTCAGCGTGTACCTTTGAATGTGTACTATCACCACGGCATGGATGCCGCTGTAGGCAAGAAGTCTATCGGTACAGGCTTCATCAAGATGGACGATACCGGGCTATGGTACGAGGCACAGTTAGATCTAGCCGATGAATACGGGAGCATGATTGCGAAGCTCTGCAAGCAAGGCAAGATGGGGTTTTCCTCCGGTGCTGCCGGTCATCTGGTAGAGCGCAAGAGCATGGGCGGTGCTGCTGAAATCACACGCTGGCCTATCGCTGAGGCATCGATTACCCCGACACCAGCCGAGTATCGCAACAGCGTAAAGACCCTAAAGGAGTATTACGGCATGGAGCCTATGATGGATATGGATATGGAAGATATGGCCATGGCTCCAATGCCTGAACAGTCACCGGAAGAGTACGCCGCTGAAGTCTTCAAAGAGGCCGAAGGGGAACTAATCCACGAAGGGCTAGAAGCCTACTGGGATGCGCTCTCTGGTGCTATGGAAGTGATTGAAAGTGCCGACATGGCTAACGCCTTGATTGATGCTTTCGGCGAACGTGCTAAAGGCTTATATGCTATGCACGGTAAAAAGTGTATACAACCCGCATCCCTGCGGGGTGTTGAACGTCGACTGCGGGATGCAGTCGGTCTTAGCCGGTCAGCTGCAAAGCGACTTGCTCCTGAGTGTTGGGAATCTCTGCGGGATGCAGACCAGCCAGAAGTAAACCCGGTCATCGTAGTAGAGGCGAAAGCCCATGACAATGACGAGCGCCAGGACTTACTGGCTCGTCTGGAGTTGCTAACACAACTATGAATTTGACACAATTGCAGAATCAGAAAGATTCTGTGCTTGCTACCGCGCGGGAGCTTGCTTCCGGTAACGGTGACCTCGCACAGGTCAAGAGCCTTATGGCCGAAGCCAAGGGCATTGAAGAGCGCATCGAGACCATCAAGGCACTCGGACAAGGCCACCCTGTGGCAACCGAAGTGCAAGCAGACCAGCCATGGAAGTCGGGCGGCGTTGGACGCAATCCACTTTCCGGTACTCGTGACGAAGCCAACTACAAGGCTTACGCTTGGGGTCAATGGGGCCGCTCTATCATGGGCAACCGCAAGGCCGCTGAGTGGGTCAAGAACAACCTGAAGGCACAGTCTGAAGGCACGACAACCGCTGGTGGTTTCACCGTACCGGATCCGCTGTCCTCTGAGCTTATCTACCTCCGTGAGCAGTTTGGCATTGCTCGGCAGAACTGCCGCATCTACCCGATGTCCAGCGATGTCCTCAACGTACCTAACGCAACAGCATCCACCACGGTCTACTACCCGGGTGAGAATACGGCTATCACGGCTTCCGACCTGACCTTTGCACAGGTCAACTTGGTTGCCAAGAAGCCATCGATTCTTACGCAGGTATCTAAAGAGTTGGCTGAAGATTCGATCATCGACTTTGGCGCAACGCTTGCCCGTGACATGGCGTATTCCTTGGCTAAAGAAGAAGACCGCGTTGTATTTAACAACGTCGTAGACTCTACCTCCGGCCTTGATGGCATCCTGTATGCCGTCTACAACCTCAACGCAACCAAGGCTAACATCGCTTCCTTGCAGGTCTTCACAACCGCGCAAACCATCACGTATTCACCTACGTTGGCTAACCTTAAGGGCATGGTTTCCAAGCTCCCTACCTATGCACCTAATGCGAAATGGTTCATGCATAAGGAGATTTGGTACAACGCGATTGCACCACTGCTCGATGCTTTGGGCGGTAACTCCATTATGGACATCCAAGGCGCATACGGCCCTAACCCTATGCTCTACGGATACCCGGTAATCTTTGTCCAGAATATGGCCAAAGTCCTTGCGGCAACCACGCCATACATCCTTCTTGGTGACCTGAGCGTTGGTACTGCTTTCGGTGACCGCCGAACAGTTACGATTGAGGTTTCGGATCAGCGCTACTTTGTTGAGGACGCTTTGGCGTTCAAGGCAACTGAGCGATTCGCCTTCTCCGCTTTCGATGTTGGCAACGTCAATGCCACGGCATCCAGCCGTGTCCCTGGAAGCCTTATCGTTGGAGCATCCGCAGCTACATAAGGCGAGCGGTTCTTATCTCAAGCCCTCGGCAGACGTGCCGGGGGCTTTTCCTTTGTGTGGGATACTGAAACCATGATGACACGAGCCGAAGCGATAGCGCAGGTTTCCCTATTTGTGGATGCCCAAAGTTATCCGCAGATGTCCACAACCGACATAGGGAGCATCCTTGATTCTTTCTCCCGGTTCACCACTTGGGCAGTTAGCACCACCTATGCTGTCGGTGACCGTGTAGTGCCTACAACGCCCAACGGGCGGGTTTATGAGTGCCGGGTGGCTGGAACATCAGGCACGACACAACCGGATTACCCGGTCTATTCCGCTTACCATGTCAGGGGCTACACGCTGGAGGATGGCACGGGAGACCCTACCTTGATGTGGGTAGACCAAGGGCCGATCAATGTAGAGCGTTACGATGTAAGGACATCAACCCGGCAAGCGTGGATGATAAAGGCTAGCCGTTGTGCAAGCGACATCGATGCCAAGGAAGGCACAAGCGATGTCAAGCTTAGCCAACTCAAAGCGCACTGCCTAAGCATGGCAGAGCGATATAGACCGTTGGTGTTCGCATGAGTCCTATCCTACGCGCAACCATCAGCGCCGGCATTGTACGCAACCTTTGCCAAGACCGGGTAGAGATACACCGCTTCACACTTACCGAAGATGGGCGGGGCGGTGCTACTGAGACATGGCGCAAGGTAGCCGAGTACAACGGCAGGTTGACCAACCAAAGCGACACAGAGAGCATTGTAGGCGGTGGCATCCAGCCATCAGGGCAGTGGACGCTGATTGTTGCTGTTAGTGCTGACGTGATGCCGCAAGATAGGGTTTACCGGGTGGGCGATGATGCCAAGTATTACGATGTGATCGGGACAGACTTTGGACAGACAGAACTTTTGGTACAGCACGTAGGGCTGGTGGAGCGTACATCATGAGCGCATCAGAGTGGACAGCGATAGGTATCTTTGTGGCTGGCTTGGTTGTTAGCCTACTGGTCTACATCGTGCAATTCTTGCACAAGATGGACAAGCGTAACGATGTTGACAGCATCACGATAAAAGACCACGGGCATAGACTGGTCAAGGTTGAGGCAGACACCGGCGAGTTGAAGACCCGCGTCACACACTTGGAGGCGAAGCAATGAATAGCATAAGCATCAAAAGATTAGTGGTCGTTGTGATCGTGGCATTCGTAGCTGCTTTCACTTCCGTCTTTGGAGATGGCATCAGGACAAGCGAAGCACACGACATCTCGGAGCTGGGCGCAGTGCTGGCACTGTACGGCTCGAAGGCGGTCGCGGCGGGTGTCTCCGCTGCGGTTTCATCTGTGCTGGCGTTCTTGACGATGCCGTTCAAGGGTGTACAGCCTAATAGTTTGAAGGTGGGCAAATGAACCTGCAAAACTACCGCTTAGAGCCTAACCCTAACAGCCCCGGTGACTGGATTGTCTTTGGTGATATCTATGACAACGATGGGAACCTGCTCGGCACGTTTGGCGAGAATGGCACGTCAATCTTTGCTTGGTGGGCTTTACAAGACGCACAGTTTCAGCAAGGTTACAGCAACCAATTTGCGGTGATTATGGCTCAAGAAATTGTAGCGGGGACCGCTGAATAATGGCGATTTATTATGTTAGACCGGACGGAAACAACGGTAATACTGGTCTAGGTTCTACGACTGGGCTTGCTTGGCAGACTATACAAAAAGCATTAGGAGCCAGTGGGATAGGTTCAGGCGATACCGTTTACATCGCTCCCGGCTTATACGGTGAGCAGATAACAATAGGTGGGACGTACAGCGCAACCACGTACATCACAGGTGACCCGACCGCTTCACAGTTTAGTGGTGTTTCTGCTGGACGTGTGCAGATTGGAGCGTTTACAAATCTTGCAAATGCTGCAATATACACAGGTGCAACAATTACAGCGTCAGGTAAAAATAATCTTTATTTTTCAAGTATCGAATTTTTACTAAACTGTGGAATAACAACTAACTCAGGTCTAAATATTCTTTTGTCACAAAACCTAACATTTGATAAATGCGTATTTCAGCAAACAAACAATGCTAATGCATACCTTGTTAATCTAACCCCGCCTGCAAGTACAGCAATGAACTTGACTGTAAAAAACTGTGTATTCACTGGGTCTACACCGGGTACTGGTTTTAGTTTGGTGTTAATTGGTCAGAACGTAATTACAGATTCAACATCAATTACAAACACTATTTTTCAAAGTCATTTCACCGGACTGTATACAGACAATGTCACGACCTTAGTAAGTAACTGTGTTTTTACCGCTTTAGTTACTGGTATTCAACAAGCTAATTCTCGTATTTTGACTTTGCGAAATTCATTGTTTTATGCGTGTACAACGGGCGCAACATTTACATCATCAGTCACTGGCACACAAACATTTTGTCGATACTCTGGTTGTGGGACTACGTTCACAAATGCGCCATCATCTGCAACCAGTAGTACTGTAGGCACTTCAGGTGTTGAAAATTACTACACGTTACTTACTGGATTAGCAAACCTTCAGCCAGTTTCAAGCATTTTAGGCAGCCCTAATACTGCATTCGGCACTGCTACAGGCGCGCCTGCTACAGACATGTATGGCGTGACGTGGACAGGTGCAACACCAGATGCAGGAGCGGCAACATACAGGAGTCTTTCAGGTATAGGCCAATATAACCCAACCGAGCGCAACGCCAGCACCATTACAATCGCTCCCGGAAGCACCTCACAATCCATAGAACTCTACCTAGGTGCTACAGGGCTGACCTTTGCAACATCCGGTCTAGCGGCCTACTACGTCCGTAATCAATCCGCTCCGGTGGCTATAACGCTGGTAACGCAGACACCTACAGGCGCGTGGTCATCTGGTGGCTTTGCTGAGATAAGCTCCTCCCTAGTGCCGGGCGTGTATCGGCTCGATGTGCCTAACGCCGCTTTTGCCGCTAACGCTTCTGATGTCACGATCGTGGTCAGAGGTGCAAGTGGTACAAACGGGGCGGTGCTTACGGTCACGCTGAGTAGTGGTGGCTTGACGGCAGCGCAGACAGCCGCAGCGGTGTGGGATGAAGCAAGGGCAAGCCATGTAACAGCCGGTACATTCGGGCAGTACGTGAACGCCGAACTGGTCACACCGGTAACCTCTGCCGCTCTAGTACGCATGGGGCCGTTTGAGGTCAGGGCTGACGGCCTTGGGGCATCTGATCCGCTAGACATCCAGACCGGCGCACAGCACGGAATCGACATCCAGTGCGTAGACAACAACGGCTCCGGGATAGACATCACAAGTGCAACGGTAACGGCTAAGGTCTACAACTCAGGTGCTACCTTGGTAGACACGTACGCTTGTACGGCAACCTATGCAGCTGATGGACGGGCTACGTTTACAATCGATACAACCGTGACTAACACGCCAGGGACGTACACGGCTACGATCACAAGGTCAACAACGGCAAACGATACGCAAGTTTTCGGCCCGCTAAGAGTTTACGTGAGGGATATCTGATGGCACTAATCTTTGATCTAACCGAAGACCCTCAGCAGGTCGTGCAGGTCTCCGCGTGGGTAGGTGATTGGCACTCCTACGTTGTCCGTTTGGTGGACGAGCTGGGCAGCCCTGTAGACATTACTACCGGCACGCTTGGTGCTACCTTCACCAACATCCAGACCGGGGCATCGTACTCTTTTGGCAGTGGTTCGGTGACCTTGACAAAGCAATACAGCGCACAAGGCATTCTTAGTGTTCTCAACCCTGCGGCTTACCCGACAGCGGCAAACATCCGGCTTACCGTATCCTTCACGGTATCAACCACGGTACGCAGGTTCGGCCCTCTAGAGATTGAGGTACTGGCTCCATGAGTGTAACCGTAAGCCTGAAGACTACCGGTATAGACCAGTACAAGCGCAACCTGACAAAGATAAACAAGATCGTGGGTAAAGCTGCGGCAGACGTTGAAAGCACTGCAAAGCAGAGCATAAAGACATCGAGCGGCAAGTATCGTGAGTACGACAAGGGGCATTGGTCAAGCCCTCCAGGCTCACCGCCTAACAGCGATACGGGCTTTCTTGCTAACAGCATCATGCACCGGATGCTGACAGCTACCAGTGCTGAAGTGTCAGCGATGGCAAAGTACGCCGTACCGCTGGAACTTGGATGGACATCGAAGGGCGGCAACACTGTACCGCCGCGCCCGTTTTTAGATCCAGCCTTACAGCACGTAAAGCCGGCATTTGTCAAAGCACTAACCGTGGTCTTGAAGGGTAAGTAATGGCATACGAACCGGCGGTAATCGAACAATGGATATACGAGACCCTGAGCGGTGACGCTACGCTCTTGGGTTTGCTTGCCCCTAACAATCAGCCTAACGGCTTCCAGATGGGCATCTATAACACCGTAGCCCCGCAGACCGACCCAATATCCCGAAGGCCGGTGCAGGTGCCTTATGTGGTCTTTAGCCGAGCTGGTGCAAGCGGTGACGATGAGGACACCCTGTGCGGCGCTCGTGTCTTCACTTATCCAAACTACCGAATAACTGTGTGGGATAGTGAAAGTGGTGCGCTCAGTATGGCGAGAATACAAACCATCATGAATCGCATCGATACATTATTGGATAATCAGACGGTGACAACCACGACCCCACGGCTCTATGTCCGCAGGACTTCAACGGATCAAGCCTTTACATTATCTGATGGTGGTAGGACGGATTACGGGGTGACAGCGGTCTATCGCTGCTTGACCCAGCAGTAGGAGTAGACAATGGCATTTACAAAATCATTCGGTCTGGTGGGCGAGAACTGCGTGGTCACCATCGCTTTTGGTGGCTTCCAAGACGGTTCGCCTTCAGCCTTCACGGCCAATACCTATACGTGTCTTGCGAAGTCGGTGCGTACATCTACAAGCGTAGATACCGCTGATGTCAGCGCACTGTGTGACACCACTAAAAAGATGCAGGTTACCAAAGCATCCGGCACGGTAGAGATTGAGCTGCTGGTAGACGGCACACAACAGGCTGACGGTTCCCCGGTCTTCTTCAACAAGGAAGGCTATTATTGCCAAGTGGTTATCACTCCTGGCGCACTGACTGCAAGAACCTTTATTGGCATTGTGACCGCTACTGGTATGAGCATATCTAATGGTGAAGCGGTTACAGAGACGGCTACGATCATGCTCGGTGCTAACGGCGTTACGACTGCGTGGGCCTAATGGGTATCAAAGCCATCAAGGCGGTTGAGCCAGAAGCCAATCACGGGATTCTAGAAGTAGACCTAAGCGAGTGGGCTGGTGAGGGAGCGGTTGTCCGCTTCCGTCAACCCAAGGCGGCAGATATCTTCCCGGATGGCACGGCACTAAAAGCCTTACAGATTTCATACCCTGAAATGACACAAGGGCTATTGGTCAACCTCTCCATTATCGCCAAGTGTTACGTGGCAGATATGGATGACCCTGGTGATGTTGCTCCTATCCGAGCGCTTGCCGACCTCAGCCGAAGCAACCGGTTTGCCTTCTTCCATTTGTACGAAAAGTTTGTAGATAAGTTTTTGATTACTGATGTAGTTGCTAAGGTAGAAGAAGCAAAAAACGACTGACCGGTGCGGGAGCAGTTGTTGCCTATTACTGCATCAAGTTCCTCCACCGGCATCCTTCTGAGGTCGACCTAACGCTGGATCAAGTCTTTGAAGTGGCCTTTATCGGTCGTGACCTTGAAAAGCAAGAAGTAGAGATGGCTAAAGCCATGCGGGGCATATAATGACAATTGCAGAACTGGTCGTAAAGCTTGGCGTTACTGGGCAAGGACAGTTGCAAGCGTCCCTAGATAAAACCAAGACCGGGCTAAACCAGATTGCAACCAGTGCTAGGTCTGCCGGTAGTGCCATTACAGCGGGTGTCGGCACTGGCCTTATGGCAGTCACTGCTGCAGGTGCCGTTGGCCTTGGCTTACTTGGTAAGTCAGCATTTGATTCTGCCGTGAAGTTTGAATCCCTAAGCGCACGGCTTACCGCTATCACTGGCAGTGGTAAACGTGCCGCAGAAGTGTTAGACACCGTGCGTAAGGTTGCAGAGCCTTCACCGTTCACGTTCGATCAGTTGGCTACAGCGGCAACCCAGCTCGAAGCATTCGGCCTAAAGACCGAAGCCATCCTGCCACGGCTTGCCAACCTTGGAGCGGCTTTCGGTGCTGATGAAGAGCATCTAAAAAGCCTTGTGAATCTTTTCGGCAGGTTGTCTGCTGGTAACTTCCCGGACATCGAGCAGCTCTCGATGTTTGGTTTATCCAAATCCATGTTTGCCGCTGAAGGCATCAAGTTTGACGCTGGCGGCTCTTTGGTATCAAGCGCCAGGGAGACGTTCGATGCTTTGAATCGGATCATCGATACCAAGTATTCGACCATCATGGACAAGATGGCCGGTACGACTGAAACCAAACTAGCAACCCTTACCGACAAATGGGAAGGTGCCTTGCGAATAATCGGCGGCAAGTTGGTTACTATCCTTACGCCTTTCATCGAGTACGCTTCTACCTTCATCGACAAGATAACCAGTAGTGGTGCGCTTGAGATGTTGGTAGACCGCTTCATGTTACCGATGACGGGCATGGCTAAGGCGTTCTCTGGTGGTGATATGCAAGCCGGGTTAGACCGGTTACTAACTACTGTTGCGGCGTTCATTTCATCGATACCAATGATTCTCCAGTCGACCTTTCAAAACATCGGTCGATTGTTTGAGAACATCTTTGCCAACATTCAAAAGTTTATGAGTCAAGCCAAGCCCGGCGGCATGATGGGCTACTACCAAAAACTGGAGAGAATCGATACTGCAAAAGCACTCCGCATGATTTCTGATGATGAATCCAAGAAGCAAAAAGCCGCATTAGATAGAGAGTACGGAACCAATGCCCCTACGGATTTGATGCAGGGTGTAGACTTTGGCAAGGTATTTGGTGATACGCAGAAGTTTATCGGTGACGTTGTAAGCAAGATGCAAACGTCTAACCTGCCAAAGACAGCTACGGAAGCAGTCAAGCCAAAGGGGCCGGTCGGTAACATCGCTGACACAGCTAAGCCTGGTGACGATCAAACCGGAGATTTACTGCTAAGGATTGCCAACAATACGAGAGACAGCGCAGACGCTTTGACCCTACGCAAAGAGACTTTAGGCGGCGGGGCGATGGGTGCGATAGGCCTAACTGGTGCCGAGGTTGGAGCCGTCAACGCCTCCTACGGGCGGTTTGGCAATGGCCTTATACCGGCAGGTACAGACCTCGAACGAG